GGGACCTATGGTCCCTGGATCTTTAAGATCAAAAATCCTTATCTCCAACAGGTCAGACAGATGTCTAACCTGACTCCCGTGATATCAGATCCCCATCCGTGGGGCTAGCCTGGTATCAGTAAGGAGTTTTGTTATTCGATCTCACTCTTACAAGCGACACGGTATCCGTATCGTTGTCACAGTGAGGGGAGCGCAAGGGGCTTTGGACCTGGTGACTTCTAGACTTGTCTAGGAGAGTAACACAGGTTCCTCAGTGTACCCTTGGTGTCTTAAGGTTGCATTTGCTTTTCCGCAAACTGCCTCATGGTCAATCCCTCCATACAGGGGACGCTCAGTTACTTCCGGGGTCAGCTTACCGTTGTGGTACCCCCCGAGTGATTATTTTGTCACTCAGAAGCATATATCGGTTGGATATATGGCTGTTCGAAAAGATTAAACGGACCATAGAGACCGCTCGGCTAGTAAAATTACTTCTACTAGTTAGGCAGCAATGGAGGTAACTACCTTATCTACCACGTTTTCCTTCTTCCAGAAGGGGTGGTTAAGGACTTACCCCGCGAGGCTAGGAGTTCAAGCCTATGCTTCTAATAAAAGAAAACATGATTTGAATTATATTAACTTCCTTTATATATATAATTAAGAAGTTTTATGTATTAATTCAAGAGATCATATCTCCATTAAGACTTCAACGATATCGCGCTATCGGAGCGTTGTATCTAGATCTTTTAATTGTAGGGATGGTTTTATACATGAAACCTTCTATATTAGAGTCCTTATGGGACTATACAGCCCTTTTTGCAATCTTTAGATCACTAAGCAAGGAGAAAGAGGGGCCCACAAAGTGAGTTTCACTTCGAGGTTTCTCTCCCATTTCCTTAGTACACAAAGAGGCATTGGTCTCTCTTAATAATTCATTTGAATTATTGGCCTTGGTCCGGAAGATTGGGTGGCGGGTAACTGCTGCTTGTTTTTCCAGACCAGGGAAGCTAACCAAACGCTTTCGTCTTTTACCAGTATTTATGATTCATGTGTTGCGCTTTGCGCGACACAGGGGTGATAAATACGCAGTTAAATATCTAAAAGCTTGCCAGTTAGCAGTACAGAAGGCAATAGCAGGAACACCTGTTACTTCCCTTGCGGAAATAGCGGGTGAGGGATTGTATCCCCGTTTGGATGCTCGCGGTCTACCCAGGATTATTCCTGTATACGACCGTCGGTCAATCCAAGCTGGGTCGCCGTCTGTGATTCGGTTTTGACTGACATTGTTTTCAGTATACCGTATCTTAGATTGCGAGTCTGAATTGAAAATTGAGACGATAACTTCCCCTTTCACTGGTGATTCTGATAAAACAGAAAGAATTGCTTCTCAGCTGAAGGCTGTTGCCTTGAGTTGGAAGTCCATTTTTCCGGTTCCATCAGAGTCGGGTGATATATTACTGCTAGAAGCCGCTTCTTCAACATCTAAGACCAGCTGGGTAGGCTTTCTAAAAGACTACCGCTTTCTGGTCGAGGCTGGTTTAGACGGGCACGTAGAATCTTTAATGGATTCTATGAAGATGTTTAGACTTCGTGGGTTGTGGAATATCGTGCGGGATGTTTCACATCTGGGAACTCCTCCTGTCGGTCGTGATCACTTTAGTAATCACAAGCGCCTAGGAGGAATTGCTTCAAATGTTGGGCAACTAGCCCTTAAGAAGGAGGCGGCGGGGAAACTTAGAGTTTTCGCATTGGTAGATGTATGGACTCAGTCTATACTTAAACCAATACATGATTCTATATTTTCCTTCCTTGAATCATTACCAAATGATGCAACCTTTGATCAACGAGCTTCGGTTCGCCGATGCTTTGATAAAGTTGCTATAAGCGGGGTATCATTTGGATATGATTTAAGTGCTGCAACCGATCGACTACCAATAAGTCTTCAAGTTTCAATTCTTGAGGCCTTTTTGGGTAAGGAAATAGCGCACTCTTGACGCCAATTACTTATCGATCGGGACTACGTCCTTGATGTTAAAGGTCACCCGTACCATGAGGTGAGGTACTCTGTGGGGCAACCCATGGGGGCACTATCATCTTGAGGTATGTTAGCTTTAACACACCATCTGATAGTTCAGTTGGCTGCCCGGATGGCAGGGAAGGTGCATTATCTTGCGCCTTCTTTATCGTCTTGGTATACAAATTATGAATTATTGGGTGATGACATAGTTATCTTTGATGAAGAGGTTTCTTCCCTTTATTGCTCAATTATGAGTGATCTTGGTGTAGAGATCAATTTATCAAAGTCAGTTATAGCTCGGAGACCCGTCTTTGAGTTTGCTAAAGTAACTGGATACTATGGTCGGGATGTATCGGCCCTGTCTTGGAAAGCATTTATGTCCCAGAGGTCCTTCTTAGGATTACTTTCTATTTGCTACTCCCTAATCCATAGGGAGATGCGAATAAGTAATTGGGTAGTTTGATTACGTAATGTAACCAAAAGACCTGGAATAGAATCTTTGGGTATAAACCAGGCTAGATTGACAACTTTGTTATCAATGTTTGTTTCATCTGGTCTTGTGTCTTTCAAGAACTTCGTGGTACCGTTTGTTTTGAGTAAACCTTTTGGTTTGCCCACCACATACTGGGATCTGATGAAGCGGTCCAATGTGAAAATGTTGGAAAGTCTTATTGGGTCAGCCATGAATGGTAACTCTCATTTGGTACGTTTACCAAAGAGGGGAGTCAATTTCCGGAAATGACGTGATCTTACCCTAAGTTATTGGGGTAAAAAGCGTTATGACCTTCTTGTGTTTGCTAAGGAATACGAGCGGGCATTTCTTGGAAATGTTTGGGCAGGAATGTTAGTGAAGCGTATCATTCCGTCATATTCAGCTAGGTGATCTTTCTCTTGGAGTAAAGTACCTATTACTTCTAATTCGTTAGATTTAGTAGTTGCCGATAATTCGGATTGAGATTATTTAGGAAGAAGGTTGCATCATCATTTTGCGGAGTTATATCTGCTTCATGCTGATGTACCGGCTTACCATAATCCCTCTATTGTTGCTCATCTAATGAGTAACAATGCAGAGATTAGGCGTATGGAGGAGTGACATGGTAAAGTGGAATCTATTTGGAATCTATTTTACCGTTTGGATACCGAGACGAAAGCGCCTAAGAAGATGTCTGTTCTCGACTTATCTCTTGTTAGAGATATATTGAGATCTGCTAAGAGAGCTCGCTCTCTTGACAAAGCCATTTTCTTATAGCAAATGTAATCTGTCATTATAACAGACTACCCGCTTACAG